GTCTTGGGTGATAATTCCACCAGTAGCGTAAGCGCCAATGTCAGCGTTAGCTATGCCGTAAAGGGTGAAGGTAGAGCCAGCCGACAATGTGCCAGAACCAGAAAGTAAAGTAACCGTTGTAATTGGCTCTTTGGTTGATTTTGCCCAAAGTCCAACAGAAGCTCCTACCCAGTTTCCAGTACCAGTATTGGAGTAACGAGAAAGAACGGTTTTGTATGTTGTGCTATTGGTGTAATTCATCACCTGAATAAGAAATGATGAAAGCACGGTGCTATCAGTCCAGCCCATACCAGCAGAAGTTTGACTTGATTCACGAACAGAAGTAGCAGTTGAGCCGTTTCCTCGCAAATGCGTTTCTGAATAATTGTTTGTTGTGTCGCCGTTAAATTGAATACGCAAATCATTTTGAGTACTGCTAGACAAAGCATTAGCGACAATATACAAATCAGTATAATTTTGAGGAATTGTGCCGCCTGTGCCAAAAGTAATTGACGATTGAGATGACCCGAGCGTTACAGTCTGAATCGCCACCATAGTATTAGTTGTCATAATGCCCGCCTACCGTATGCCGTAAAGAGAGAAGTTGGAATACTGAGTAAATAATGAACCGTATTCAGGATAAAGGTTTATCGAGTTAATTGCTTCTGTTGATGAACCAGTAGAACCAAGCCATAATCCAGAGCTAAGAGAAATTGACGGATAGTAACCGCTTGCGCCAGTTGCATTAGAATCGCCGCCGACTAATGCGCGAAGTGTTTTATATTTGTTGGTGTTGCCATAATCTAAAATATCTATAACGCCAACGCCAAATGTATTGCTGATGTTGTTGGTGACAATGTTTCCAACGCCAGTTACGATACTTGTTGCGCTTGAATCTGCATACGCCGAAGCTGAGCTACCGCTACCAACAAGCAAATGGTCTGCGTAATGCGAACCAGTATCTCCGTTAAACCGCACACGAATATCGTCAATGGCGTAAGTTCCTCGGTTTGTTTGCGCTGTAAATCTAATCTGCAAATGCGTATAAGTCTGCGGAATAGCCGAGAAGGTAATAGACGATTGCCCGCCTGAGCCAACCGTCACACTTCCTAGCGCGTCAAATGCACCTGCTGGGCCCGAGAACAAATGTCCAGAAACCCCAGAGGCAAATACACCTGTGAGTAATGGGGACATTAGGCTATGTCACCCACTACTACGAATGTTGGTGTGGCTCCGCCAGTTGTGCAGACTACCTGAGCACCTGCATACTGAGCACGAATCTTAGGAGCAGTGGCTGTAGCACCTGTTGACTGAATAGTAACACCTGACCCTTGACTAAATGTAACCTGACCAGCACCTGTCTGTAGAACGGTGATGATGTCGCCAGCAGCAAAGACTGATGGTGGCACGGTCACGGTCACAGCAGAGCCGCCAGTTGAGGTGACAACATTATCAGCATCTGTCAAAGCTAGGGTGTAGCTTGTACCGGATGTCGTGGCAAGAGTTGGGCGCTGCTTAGCCAATGGTGTACCGCCAGCGGTAGAGCCATCATGGACTACAACAACCTTCTTGTCGGTGTCAACGGTAAGTTCGCCAACAAGACCAGTGAATGAAGTGTGAGCAGCGGTATTACCGCGGCGGCGTTGGTAAGCGAAACTCATGGTACGGTTCCCCAATCAGTTGAGATAGATGTTGTAGATGTCCACGAAGCGGTCGTTCCGTTTGTGGTCAGGTATTTGCCACTGTTGCCCGTTTGAGACGGGATGAAGCTAGCTGCAGTTGTGGCGCTGGCAGCAGCGGAAGTTGCTGATGTAGCAGCAGATGCTGCTGAAGTAGATGCAGCAGCAGCCTGTGTGGTTGCCGTAGCTGCAGATGCCGCTGCTAATGTTTCATAGTTCAGCGCATTGGATGCGCTAGTAGCAGCAGAGGATGCCGAGGTTGCAGCTGAGGCAGCCGATGTAGCAGCCTGAGCCTGCACCGTAGCAATGTTGATGTAGGTAGCAGTCGTAGTATCTGGGTCAGTGATAGCACCCATGTCTCGTACCAAGCCTGAGCCAGTCTGTCCGGTGATAGCCGTGTACGAAGCGGCAGCTGAGCTGGCGCTAGTAGAGGCAGCAGTAGCACTTGCCGCAGCAGATGTAGCACTTGTTGCCGCAGCGGTAGCACTAGAAGCCGCTGCTGTAGCTGAGGCAGCTACGGTAGAGACCGAAGCCGCTGCTGAGGTGGCAGAGGTAGCTGCTGAGTTGGCTGAGGTTAGGGCGTTAGAAGCCTGTGTAGAGGCGCTAGAGGCGCTTGTAGCAGCAGCAGTGGCTGAGGCAGCAGCAGATGTAGCTGAGGTCGCAGCAGCCGTTGCAGAGGCTGCAGCAGCTGATGTGGCAGCAGCCGAGCTAGCGGCTGATGTAGCAGCAGCAGTGGCTGAGGCAGCAGCGCTGGTAGCGCTGGTGGCTGCAGCGGTAGCTGAAGCAGCAGCTGAAGTAGCCGAAGTGGCAGCAGCAGTCTGGCTGGTCAGTGCGCTGGAAGCGCTAGTAGCAGCACTGGTAGCAGAGGTAGCAGCAGCTGCAGCGTTAGCTGCACCCGTAGAGATGTTGGCATCTACGTAATACTTTGTAGCTACATCCTGTGCGTTGGTAGGGTTAGCAGCACCTGTGATGGCGTAGCCACCAGCAGCCAGAGCTGAGCCGAGAGTTTTGTTCGAGATAGTCTGGGCATCGGTATCTCCCACAACGTTGCCAGTAATTCCATGCACACCAGCACTAGCGTTGACGTGAAGGTTAGACTCACGAAGGTCACGACCGATAACCATGTGACGAATGACCGCACCAGCTGAGTGGTCGACAGGAGAAGAGCCGTCCACTCCACGGGTAACCGTGATAGTGGTAGAGCTGGACGAGGTGACGTCAATGATTTCTTCAAGGGCAGTATCTGGGTCAATGACCACAGTGAATGTCTGACCAGCAGATAGGGTGATGCCGGGCATCAAGGTAGCTGCAGAAACAACTGGCAGCACCGTTGCTCCTGAAGTTACAGAGCCAGTGAGTGTGGTCTGTTGGGACCGTGAGGTGTACTTACGAACTGTCATCTATCTACCTATCGGCTGTAGTGGACGCGGGCGGGGAACTGAAGCTTCTGCTTGAGTGACTCTTCTTCCAGACGGGTCTGGAATAGTTGCTGAAGATTCTTGCTGACGTTGATGCCAGCGCCATAAGGGCGCTTGCTGTCGTACTCATCAGCCGCTGCAGAAGTAATAGACATACGGGCTGGGTCAATGTAGGAAGTCAGACGAGCTGCTGCTCCGTAGATAAGTACGTCGCGCATGGTCGAAGGCAACCCTGTGGTTGCTTCAAAGTTGTCTGACTCTGAGGTAAAGAGTGAGGGTTGCTTAGCATAGACACAGTGCACGGTACGACCGGGCAGGATGTTGTCGTACAAAGAAACGGTACGGCTGTAGCCAGAGGTGATTCCGTCTGGTGTCTGTACTCCCCATGTGTTGGTATCAGCCAGTGGGTCCCAACGCCATTGGCGGATGGGCAACCATTCCTTGGTAGGACCAACAGTCTGCCATGCCATGTGCAGAATCTGAATAGCCTCAGAAGGAATCTGGTAGGTAGTACGGGATGCTAGGAATGAAAAGTCCGTTGAGCCAGTAGCAAAGACTTTAGGGTAGACAGAGTTAATCGTGTCGTTGATAGCACGCATGATGGAGATGCGTGGGTAGGTAGGAGTGATGGTTACCTTTGTGCTGACCGCATGAGCAGCAGCAGTGGTGCTGTTGTAGCCACGCCCATAAGGGGCGATGGTCAGAGTATTGGACTGACGGTCGTAGGACTCAACCCACATCATCTCGTCCTCAATCTCAATGACACCCTTACCAATGTTGCTGGTATCTCCCACATACAGAACCAAGTCACCAGAGGTGCATGGCTGAGTCAGGTAGGTAGCACGGTCTTGACGGTAGGTGTACCCCTGAATGTCAAGCTGTGTATCGTTAATTAAATCGCCAAGAGTTGTCATCAGGTATGGATAGTCCTCAATGCGGTAACCGCTTCGACGTTCTCACTACGACGGGTGGACGTAGCGGCAATAGTGTTAATGGCGTCGATGCTCTCCTGAAAGGCAGGAGGTTGACGGGTCGAACTAATCTTGTAGTTAAGCGATGCGTTGATGGCTGTGCCAGTTGGGGCACCAGTCCACTTGTTGCATGCGGCTTGGATGTCGAGGTACTTGTCAAGGGTTGGGTAGCTGTTGCCACCGTTGGCTAGACGATTGAACTCGTCAAGGATGGTAGAGCCAGGGTAACCGTACAAAGTAAATGAGTTGCCGTTGAGTACAACTGTGCCATAGGTAGCCATTACCACTTCACCTTATCTGCCCAGTATGCTGCGCTCATTTTGCCCTTGGCAATGTTCGCGGCATGACGTGCCTTAAATGATTTCTGTCGTGCTGTAGGTTGATGGTCTCCAGTCACGCCTTGCTGACCGAAGCGAATAGTCTTCACTTGGTCACCTGACTTAGCCACAACAACGTGAGACTTAGTAGGGTGGCTAGGTGTACGCTTAGGCTTGTTGTAGCCTGATACACCTGCACGCTTGAGGCGTGGGTCTGGAGAGGTCATCTTACTTTCCGCCTTTTTTCTGTGGCATTGCCACTTTCTTTAGGTTTGGATTCTTTGCCTTAGCAGCAGGTGATGCAGCGCGAGTAGAGGATGCGAGGATTGCTCCTGCGTTCTTCATCGGGATGCCCTGCTTCTTAGCGATTTTCTTTTGGGCGGCTGCGAAGCCCATGCCCTTTGCCATTACTTGTTACGTCCAGCTTCAGGTGCGACGTAGACGCCCTGAACTACCTGAGATGGACCCATGCCTGTAACGCCTGTGCGTACAGCCTGAACGGGTGCCTGTGCTGGAGCAACTCCTCCGAAGAAATCTGCGGAGTTTACTGACGAGTAATCCTTAGCGGCTGTGCGCTGCTTTGGATTCATCATATCGTTTGCCATTTTTATTTTCCTTTACCATATGGGGTTGGAACGTCGAAGCCTTTGATGATTGAGGCATCTTGACCCGGCGCAACTCTGACTGATGCTTTGATGGTGACGGCGGTTTCGTTGTCGCAACCGCAACCGTCTACTGCATTAACACACATATTACTTACCTTTTCCTGTTGCCTTGCCGACGCTGCCTTGGTCCTTCGAGATACGTGAATTATCTGAAGCGGTGGTGCGTGGGTTAGCTCCTGCTGTACATCCGCATGATGCGCACATTAGACTGCTCCTACTTCCTTCATAACTTCTGCTGTGGATTTGTTTATTACTGCTGCCTTTGGCATGGTGCCACCGTCATAAGGTTTATTCAAAACCTCTGAGGCTTGGTATGCCTTTTCTATAGCAGCTCGATTGGTTCCCTCCGGTTGGATACCATCCGCACGGGCTCGCTTATAGAAATCTAATTCGGCATCCCACTTCTTCTGGGTAGTGCCTGATGCCACCACATCGCTGCGGGCATCTCCTGCATTCAGCTCAAGGGTTTTAATCTTGCAGCCAAAGCAGGTGCAGTCTTCTGTGCCAGTGTGGTCTGGGTTACCAGCCACCTGACCGAAGTCTGCCCATCGAGTATCTGACCGTGCATCACATCGTGTGCACCCGTAGTACTCAGGTTCATAGGTAAAGAGATTGACATTCACCAGCTTGGTGATGTGACCCTCAAGGTCACACTTACTCGGAGAAGATGTAGTTTCCGTATCCTGCTGCAATTAGTTCCGTCCTTTGCGCATCAGTAATGTAGTTCTTGTAGCCACCGTAGAAGACCCAGCCTGGGTCTGCTGCGGCTGTCTGGTCTTCGGTTGGGTAGCGAATCTCGTACCACTTACCAGCTTGACGATAGACAGTAATGCCACGGTTTAAGCGGTAACGAATGAACAAACGTCCACCACCTGCTGGTCCTTCAGAGGTAGTAGGAGTTGTGAAGTAATACTTAGTCATGTCACTCCTTAATAGTGGACTTACCAGAAGGCAGGGGGATTTACCCCTGCCCTCCAGTCAATTAACTATTATTGAAAGTCGATTGAAGATGTAGACTCAATGCGATAGAGAGCCTCATCACGGTAGATTGACCAGCCAGCAACGCCGTACCAACCCAATGGGCGGTGACGCATGAGCTTGTCAACTACTGGTCCGATGACGACGTGGAACTCTTCGGCAACGGCTTCAGCCAATGCCTGCTGTCCAGCGAAGTAGGTGTTGAACACCTTGACCACAGGGGTAACAGTTACTGCAACACCAGAGGTAATAGCAGCAGCGAGAGCTGTTGTCAAAGTTGCAGTTGAACCGGAGATGGCAGTGATGACGTTTCCGGTAGCAGCACCAGTGATAGCAACAGAGTCACCAACAGCAATACCAGAGGTAGATGCGAGAGTAATTGTGGTATCTCCCGAAGCCTGTGATGTTGTGGTGGTTGTGCTTACTGTTGAGAGTGAAGCACCTGACTTGTTAGCAAAAATACGAGGAGACTCGACGTAGAAAGCACCTTCGTAGGTACCGATTTCTCCCGCCCAAATCTCATCATTTGCTTGGTACTCGTGTGGCTGGCGCCATGAACCCACGCCTGTTTCGGCGCGAAGGTCGTGTGCAACTTCTGGGTGGATACCTGCCCAGTAGAGGTTACCCTTACGAGGGATAGCCTTGTTTGAACGCAACTTAGCAACTGCCTTACGAGCTGATGCGGAGTTGAAGGTATCTGAAGAAGTAACAGTTGCAGAAGAAGTACGTGCGTTAGGACGCAATACGTTTGCACCTGTAGCAAGAACGTTCTGTGCGAGAACATCGACAGAGTCTGCCATGTTGTAGGCGATGATGTTAGCAACGGCTGGGTCTACATCAGCAAGGCTGAAGAGTTCCAATGCACGTGTAACAAGTACCGCGTTACCGTACTCTTGAAGAGTAATGGTTGTGTAGGTTGGGGTAGCCAGTGCTACTGCATCTGGGTCAACTGTTTCAGTAAGAGACGAAGTCTTCTGAGTCAAGTCAACGTAGCGTTGCAATACAACTGAGGAACCCGGGATGCTCTGACGAGCAGGGGTCTTGTCTGCTACTGCGCGGACAAGTGGCTGTGCACGGAGCGCGAACTCGATGAGGCGGTCATAAGCCTTTTGTACGAGACCAGCTGCACCAACTGTACCACCGAGAGAGGTGGAGCCAGTATTTGTATATGCATTTGCCATGTGTTGCACCTCCTTATGAGGATGTTAGATTCGGTTGATTAAAAGTTGCC